CCACATCCGCAATCTCCCCCGTTGATTGTCTCCACCACACGCTTCCCCCGTCGAGGGCTGGTGCTTGTAGCCATTTGACTCCTCCCCAATCTGCTAGACGAAACGAATGATAATGTCCAGTAACCAAGATGTCACAATCACCGATTGATTGACGACCTAAAGTTTGGTCAGCAATCCAGCGACGAAGTTTCGATTCAGGGCTTCCTGAACTACGAGCAAGATGACCGTGAGAGATTCCAATAATTTTTCCATGTACCTCAAGGGTCAAACTCAATTCATCTTTAGGAATTGCGAACTTGATATGACCGTATGCCTCGGGATTGGCTTGGAAGATTTCGGCTACTGATTCAACAAGGGCTACATCATCATTGTCATTGAGAGTTGTGAAGGCTTTGCCGTTCTTACGATTCTCTCCATGGTTTCCACCAATCGCCGCAACAGTTATGGATGGAACTACCTTTGACCAGCGGATAAGAGCATCACGCAAAAGGCGACGAGCAATCTTTACTTGGTCTCGTCTATCAACCTCAACTGTAAAAGTCTGAATGTCGTAATGTCCGTCGCATCCTTCAACTAAATCACCAAGGCAGAGGACGGTGATTGAATCAATAGGGCGCCCAATTTTTTTCAATTCTTTGATTCTAAATTCAACATCATCGATAGCCTGAAGCCATCGACCAACTAAACCTTTGAGACCATCTCCATCTCTTTTACCTGTTTGCCAATCTGAGGCACAAACAACAAGGCTCGCCCCACCGACTATTGGCTTGCGCTCGCGGGGTTTATGTTTCTTGATTTCTTGGATAAGAGATTCAATGTCTGCGTTTTCTTGTTTGCCCTTGCGGACTACTTTGCCCTTCCATTGGCGATTGAGAATACCTAAAGTATCGCCCCACACATTGAAAAGAACTGGTTCTACTACTTGAAAATGTTCAGGGTCTAAACCCCACATTCGAAGAACTCCCGACCAATCGGGCGCGTTATCGCCCTCCATTGGAGCGGTGGTAACTGTTCCTTCTTCGCCTTGCCAAGTAACCCCAGGCAACCAATCGGCTTGTCTTTGTCTAGGTTCGGTCTTTTGAACCGAATTCATCTCAGAAGTCTTGAGAAGATTGTCTAAAGCATCATCAAGATTCACGCGGACACTTACACCCATCTTTTCCTAGGAGCCTTCGTCGATGTCTGCGTAAGACATCACTTGAAGAAACTTGAAGTCCAAAGGCTAACATAACCTCAGAAAGTCGAGCAGAATTCACTTTTTCATTCTTCATAATTTCAATAAGTTTTGAACGAACTGGTTCTTCTAAGTTATTGACAAGTACGCCGATAGAACAACCGCCTTGGTCGCGTCCTGCTCCAACTAATTTATCTAGTCGAGCAAAGAATTCATCCTGACTTATTTTTGGACTTACATCTTGGACATCGGATACTCCACGGGCGCGTTGCGCTTTCGAAGAGGAGCCTGTCGCATTTCCAACAACGCTGGAATTCGTCGGTTGTTGCGTTTCTGCCATAAGGGTCTGCCACTCTCTCTTGCGGAGCCTTTGGCTCCTGATTTACATTCTCACTAGACATCGAAAGTTCACCGATATTAGTGGACGGTATTTAGGGTCTACTCCTAACTGGTTTACTGAACCCATTGGTTCAATACGCATAATATGTACCCCTGAGATTGAAGTTTCAAGCACCGACGCGAGTAAAACTCGGATATTTTCTGCCTTGTCTCTAGCAGTCGGATAATCCTCTCGACCTGCTCGGCAGATAATCTGAAGCATCGGATAATCAATACGGATACCTCCGCTACCCATCGTGAAGGTAGGGGATGAACCAGCGTTCTCATAGATGGCTACACACGCATCGGGAGACTCGGGAAGGGTGCCTAGAAATAGGTTAGTTCCAAGGGTGCCGTGATTATTGGTCACTAAATAGTCACCAATGGATTCAAGAATAGTTGCCATTACCCTTGTTTACCTTTCTCGATAATGTCCACAATTCTACCCTTGAGTCTACTTTGTAGCCCGTCCATTGCTTCCATGAGTGGTTGCTCAAGATACTTGGCTTGTGTTGGAGGATTGTGATAGTTGCCAATAATTTCATGGACATATAAAGCGTAAGGCGCGGCGGGACCACCATAGAAAATATCTACAAAATAACCTTGGCTACCTAATTGTGGAGCAGATACTCCACCTGAGCCACGAAGAACGCCTGTATCAACTGGCACCAATATCTGTGATTTAGCAAAAATCATATTAGCCTCTTCCCATATTGCTTGGGCTATGGCTTGAGGTGATTTTTCTTTACCGCTTTTGAGCGCTTTTACAAGTTGCTCATCCCCGTTCAAATCAAAACGGATACCCATTTTAGATGCCATGGTTATCTGCCAAATCTGATGACGGTGTGATGGTCTCCATTTTCGTCTTTGATATTGTCGATAGAGTTGATTGTAAAAGTGTCCGCCCCTATCACCATCTTATGATTGACGGTGATGCTCGTCTGTGGTCCTTTGGTTATGAATCGACCAACATCGACGACCTCTGTTCCCTGAACATCTCGAGATTTCAAAGTGTCATAAATCAATCGTCCGACTACGGATGAGGCGTTATTTGAAAAGGTGGTCTTATTGTACTTATCAACGGTGGACTTAGCGTAGAAACTGACCGTATCGGTCATAAACTCTGCGACTTTGTTATAGATAGCGTCCATGGCTATCCCTACTCAACTATGCGTTTGTCTTGGATATTGTTTGGATTATCGTGAATACCAGCATAAAAGTCGGTATTGAAATCATCCACAATTCTGTCATTTGTAGACTTGAGAGCCTGAGCATTTACAAACGGTCTTGGTGGAGACTTACGCATCTGACGACGAATCAAACTCTCAGCCAATTCCTTGTAATGCGTTATCTTGGATGAATAAGACTCGGATACTGAAATATCGCCAACGCTCTTAGAACTGCTATCGGCTAAACGGCTAAAACGAGCAATAAGGATTTCAGCACATTCACGCGCCGCGTTATAGGCATCCCCGCTCCATTCGCTGATTACATAATTCAATTCCTCATCGCTGAATAGCGCATCGGTTGAATCAGTATCATTGATAAGAAAGCGCACATAATTTCTAGTTGATGTGCTTGGGTCTCCTGAATAGGTGAATGTCATTACATTCCACCAAGCATTAGAACAGATGTTCGAACAAAGTTCTCATTGGCTAGTTTGTCTGTTTCATTTGGCAAGGTCACGGTTACATCAGCGGTTGGTTCTCCAGCCGAAAGAGTAAGTTCATAAGCATCGGCTGTTGTACCCTCAAAAACGATTGATTGGTTGAAGGCAATTTCAAGACCTGATGCTTGTCCTGTAAAAGTTGGGTTACTTATAGTCGGAGTATTTATTGTAGGAGATGTAAGTGTCTTGTTACTGAGTGTTTGTGTTGCTGAATCAAGAACTACGGTACCTGTTGCGTCAGGTAAAGTGATGGTTCTATCTACCGATGGGTCTACAACCGTCAAGGTCGTTTCAGCCGAGTCAGCGGTAGCACCTTCAAAAGTGATACTTACTAAATTAGTTTGACCAATATATGTATCTAAAAGAGTATCTACATCGCTTGCTAAATTAGCAATGTCGGTATGGACGGCAGGGTTATCTCCAGCGGTAGGGTATCGCAACCCTTTACTTGTAGTTCCTGCCATATTTTTCCCCTTACTTTATTATTGGTTGAGCATCCAAGAGGACAACATCCCGCTTAGAAACATAACCACCATCTCGGTCAAGTTTTTCTTTTGCTGATTTTTCATCAGTATCAAAAATAGAAACAATCATTTTTACTTCGTATGTGAATACTTTTGTTTCTTTGTTTTGTTCTTTAGCCATTCATTTCCACCCAAGAAAGTGTTGGTTCATCCCAAATCCAAAGACCTTCTGTTGGGCGCGGTGTTGGTGGTTCCCAACAATAAGTATCGGTGTTCAATGTCCATGACTCAAAAGGTTTTGGAGGGGCAAAACCAATACCATCGTATGTGAATCCAATACCCGCATAATTTTTGCGTAGTGGAGTACCCCCTGTTTTATGAACTCCGCCGTATGTATTGTATGAAGTTTGAACCCAAGTTCCACCTAAATGAGTTTCACACCATTCTTGTGAATCAGCAACTATAACGCGAACAACTGTGTTGTTATCGTCTATCTCAGCAAAGTGCGCCATTTATTTCTCCTTTTTACGCAGTATATCTAAAGACTACAAGACCTGAACCGCCAGCGCCACCATCTCCAGCGCCGCCGCCTCCGCCTCCGCCTGTACTTGGTTTACCTGCTTGACCTTTGACTCCGCCGATTGCCGAAGAGTTGATAAAAGGAGGACCTTCTGTTCCTCCTCCACCGCCGTATCCGCCTCGTTGCTCTATACCTCTACTGCTATTACTATTATCACTTCCCGTTCCTCCACCAGCAAAATAATAATTGCTTGAATAAAGTTCGCCTAAACCTGATACTGAACCAATCGTGTTGATAAAAGTCGATGTTTTGCCATCTCCACCAATGCCACCAGTTGCGCTACCGCTTGCGGGAGAAGTACCAACCGCACCACCGCCACCACCACCTGCGCCTGGATAATTAGGCGAACCTTGATTACTACTACCACCAGCATAACCTTCAACTGGTGAATAACCGCCAGCATTACCGCTTCCGCCTGTACCGACAGTATCCGTACCGCGACCACCGCCACCACCCGAGCCACCTGATGAAGCAGAGCCTTTAGTCGCGCCATCTGCTAACCAAGCGGCTTTACCGCCACCAGTTGTACTAATGGTTGTGAAACCTGAACCACTAACTGAAGAAGTAGAACCATTAGCGACGGAACTTGGACTTGCTGTTGTTCCTTTAGCACCGCCCGCACCAATCGTTACTGTATAAGCAGTATTGGCAGTTACAGATTGTCCAGTCAAATCTCTAATACCACCAGCGCCGCCGCCTCCTGCGCCGTTATACGCTCCTCCTCCACCGCCACCAGCGATAACTAAAATGTCTACGCTAAGTGACTCGTATGGAGTAAATGTTCCTGAGTTTTGAAATACATGGAAATAATAAGTTCCATCATAAAGAATACATCCGCCTTCTGCTTTTGCTGTGTTTACAATAAAAGCACCTGTGCGTAGAGTTCCTGATTTTTTGAAAGTATGGTAATAATAACCACCCGATTGAACGACTTCTCCACCCACACAAAGTTGTCCATTTGTATCAGGATAACGAGCAATGACTATTCCTGAACCTGCGCTATTTTGATTAGCGGAACCACCGCCGCCCGTATTTGCTTGTGCCTGTGTATCAGTCGGCGCACCACCGCCTTTACCACCTGGTCCCGAACCTGAACCGCCACCAGCGTACCAATATGTACCACTTTGATTATCGCCAGTTCCAGTAGCAGAACCCCATGCTGAGTAAGACGAAGAGCCATCACCACCGCGACCTTGCCCATTAGTATTTCCCGCTTGGGAAGCACCGCCACCGCCGCCGCCTGAACCTGAACCAGTACCGCCGTTATTTCCTTGACCTGATGTACCTGTGCCGTAAGAACCAGTATTACTTTGTCCGTTAGCACCACCGCCCGAACCACCGTTTTGACCAACTTGACCGTTTGAACCACCGCCGCCGCCGCCACCAATAGCAGTTGTAGATGTATAACCAGTTCCGCTTACACTTGAATTACCACCGTTACCACCAGCGCTTGTATCGCCTGTACTTCTACCACCAGCGCCAACCGTTACGGTGTAATTGACATTTTTTGTAAGTGTTTTTCCGCTTTCATAAACTAAACCACCAGCGCCGCCGCCAGCACCGTAGCCACCACCACCTGAGCCACCACCAGCAACAACAAGAAATTCTCCTGCTGTAATTGGTGTTTCAGGCGCGGCGGCGCGACCTGCGGAGGCACCGCGACCAAATCCGCGAATGGAACCACCACCCGTAGCGCCTAAAATTGGCATATCTGAATCCCCTTTAGATTATGCGAACTTTTGTTGAGTTTCTAATACTGTATATGTAGGAGTCGCGGCGGTTTTGATAATTGTAAAAGTATAAACATCGATAGCCGATGCGTTACCAGCCGATATTGCCGCTGGAACTTTTGGGGTTACCGCAGAGCCATCAATTTGAATTGTGTTTGGATAATACGCAGTAGTTCCATTTGTATTCATCCAAACAAGAGTGATGGCATCGCCTACTGCTAATTTTGATGAAAGAGAAGTTCCTGAGTTATATCTGAAATTCAAAGTGTGGTTGGCTGTTGCGTTAGATGTGTAATACCAAATTGAAGATGTAGCAACATCAATGTTGATTGTTCCAGTAGCCGCGGAAGCAACAACATTTACGCGCTCTTCCAAACCTTGAACAATAAGTTCTTTTGTAAGGTTTGTATGGGCGCCGTTGATGGACGGGCTTGTAAGGGTTTTATTTGTGAGGGTATCTGTTGAGGATGTTGTAACAACATTTACGCCCTCAATAGACACCACACCTGCCGATACGCGAGCAAGAGTTGTATCTGAAGCATGACCTAATTCAATAGAACCAACGCCTAGTGCTGTGGTTGTAGAGGCGCTGATACCGCTTACTGGAAGTCCCGTACAGTTTGTAAGAGTTCCTGAAGTTGGTGTTCCTAAAACTGGTGTAACAAGTGTTGGAGTATTAGCAAAGACTAGAGCGCCAGTTCCAGTTTCGTCCGTAATAGCCGAAATGAGATTCGTGCTTGATGGCGTTGCTAGAAATGTTGCGACACCTGTTCCTAAACCGCTAACTGCTGTTGAAATAGCAACATTTGTAATTGTGTTATTAGAACCGTTGATTGTTTTATTTGTCAAAGTGTCAGTAGAAGATGTTGTAACAACATTCACACCTTCGATTGTTACTACGCCAGCAGAACCGCGAGCAATAGTGGTGTCGGTTGCGTGACCAAGTTCAATCGTTCCTACGCCAAGAGCCGCGGATGTAGAAGCGGTGATTCCACTTACGGGTAATCCCGTTCCATTTGTAAGAGTTACGGCTGAAGGAGTGCCTAGCGCTGGAGTTGTGAAAGATGGACTATTTGTAAAGGCAAGGACGCCTGTTCCTGACTCATCGCTGATAATGCTCGCTAAATCAGCAGAACTACCAACCTGAAGGTTGGTGATTGAAACTTTACCGTTTGTTGTAATTGCCATTAGGCTATCTCACTTCCAAACGCATTGAAGGACATATTAGCGCTAGAGGCATAAACAGTCACAACATCTGATGCGTCTATTGTCATACCAAGGGTATAGGCGGTGGTTGAATTGGCAGGAACCGAAGCATCATAAACAATATAATGCTCGGCTGAAATTGTGGCTCCGTTTGGACGGATAGCGATTCTATAAGTTCCTGAAGTACCAGCCTGATTACAAATTGTTATGGTTGAGATAACCGTTTGAGTAGAAGCAGGGCAGGTATACAGAGTTGTGTTCGTCGTGGCTGATGGGTTTACTTGACCCAACACTTTGTAAGTTGTTGCCATGCGGTTATCCTCCGATTAGAAGTAATGGACTGATTGTACCAGTCGCGTTATTTGTGGCTGTGGTGGCGCTTGCTGAGGCACTTGCTTCCGAAGCCTCAGCGGATGTAACAAAGGTTGAAATATCGGCTCCATCTAATTGATAAGTCGCTGAAGTCAGCGCCGTATAAGTAGCAAAAGCCGTATCAAGGGCTGTATAGGTCGCATAGGTACTACCTATGTACCAATACTTTCCTGAAGCAAGAATTTTATCTGTTGTTTGATTTATCAAAATATCAAGCGCATCAATATCATCTTCAAGTGCGCTCCAACTTGTTTGGTCGATAGCCTGTGTATAGGTCTCGCTCAAAGTTGGGGTCGGGCTGAGGTCGGCTAAATCAAGCGAACCAACGGTGTTATACGGGATTGAAATTGTATAAGTACGACCCCCAGGAAATGATTCTTCTACCGTATAAGTAAATGGATTTGGGATGATGTCGGGGTCATTGGTGGCTGGAAGAGAAACGCTAAAAGCACCTGAACTAAGGGCTACAACAATGCTAGATGGAGCAACCATTTGGTCATCTGTACCATTACGAAGAACATCGCCAAGTGTAAAGCGAACCTGCCCTTGAATAGCGGTTCCTTCATAATTTACATAATTACCAGTAATTGTTACTGTTGAAAGACTAGGTGCGAGAGCCATCAGGCACCAACCAAAAAGAATAAATCAAATTTAGAAGCAACAAGATTTTCTGCTGTTTGTTTATGGGTCAATGTATTAGCAACTGCGGTTGCTAAATCATCTGTATAAGTTTCCGCGTCGTTAGTTGCTACTTCTAACTCAGTCAGCAAAGTATTGTAAGTATTGTAGGAGGCTATGGGTACATACGGTTCAGCCATGTCACACTCCCATCATCATCAACTGATTTGAGTTATAGTTTGAAAGCGCACCAGCCGCCACAGAAGCATCCGTGGCATACCCTGATGCCGTAGTTGCTTCGTCATCAGCATCAACTACAAGAACGCGGATACTTTCTGCGTTGTTATATCGAGTAAGAAGAGCCTGATAAGCGTCTACGGATACATAAGCGGCCGCGTCTGCCGAACTAAGTGCTGGCAATAGGTCAGCAAGGTTTTGTGTAGTTCCCGCGACAGATAAAGGCAAAGCCAATTCGATTGTTCGACCACCAGTAAAGTTTTCTTCAAAAGTATAAATAAAAGGTTGCGGGGTCACATCGGTATCACTTGTTACGGGCAAAACAACAGAAAATGAACCAGTCGCATCAAAAGTTTTCTGAATAACAACTGGAATAATAATTACATTGGCTGTAACTTCTTTTAGAATCGTTTGTGGTGTTATATTGAGTGAACCACGGACAGGATTGCCCGCCAAATCAACATAGGTGCCAACAACCGTACAAGTTGATAAAGATGCTGGTAAAGCCATTTATCAGGCGCCTTGTCTAAATACATTCACAGTCTGTGTGCTAGATGCTACAACACCAAAAACTTTTTCTCCCTGTTGTAGTTCGACAGAAAAACTGGTTCCGCCCAATAACTCATAACCATAACTGGTCGTTGTTACACCTGTGCCACCTAGATAAACGGTTGCTCCCGCAGAGGGAACTTGAATACTAATAGTTTGTCCGTCTCTACCATCAGCATCCGATGTTAGTTGGGTAGCCGTGGTTCCTACGGAAACTCTTTGATGTGTTACAGCCATATAAACTCCTAAGAAAGAAAGGGGCAATTCATTTTACCGAATCGCCCCTTACGCTATTCAGCGACTTCTTTTTTCTTTTTTGTAGCCTTTGGTTTTTCAACTTCGGCTACTTCTTCCTTATCTTCAATGAATCTGATGTATCGGTTATTAGCCAATGATTTAGCATGGCGCCAACCTTTTACTTCTACAATGTCTCCAGCCACAAGTTTGCGACCATCGACAAGCATTGATTTGAGGATTTCTGCTTTCATGTTACGCGGTGGTATCAATCCAGCAGTATGAGAATGTTGCGGCCGCTTGGTTGATTGAACCTGCGGTTGGGTTGTAAAGATAAACGGTGACTGTATCTGCGGCTGTAACTGCGGCGCCACAGAAAATCAAGTCATCATTCAAAGTTGATGGTGGGTTTACGATGATGATGTCGGTTGTTGCCGCACCTGTCAAAGTAAATGTTGTTCCACCACGGGTTGTTGCGTTGATAGCGGCTGGGTCAATTTCAACTGTACCGAATTCAATTCCGTATACGGTGTCGTTGGTTCCGACCTGTAATGCTCCAACTGCTACTTCGCCCTTGGAAAGTCTGTTTACATTTGGCATTGATTTTCTCCTAAATAAAGGAAGGGGATGAGACCTTCAAAAGTCCCACCCCCTTCTTTCGTGAACTAAGCGACGATTGTGTTCCAGAAGTAGCCGAGGTCAGAAGAGATGACTTTGTTATCGAAAGCCATTTCTGCTTCAACACGGTCTGACTTGATGGATTCCATACGGAACTGTGAAGTTCCGATTGTTGCGCCGAGTCCGCCTGATACACCAGTCCATGAGAATGTGTATCCAGCGGAAGGGGTTAGGAGTCCAGGCTGAGGAGCGACATGGCAAAGAAGAGCCTTCTTGCCGTGTGCGAAACCATAGGCTTCTGCCGCACCTTCGTTGTTTGTTGCCTTGACTGCCTTAGCAACCATAACGCGAGGAATGTCGAACATTGCGCCCAACATATCGGTTGTGATTGTCTGTGAAGATGTGTACTTGATACGGTCTACAAGGTCAGGGTGATTCTTGAGTGACTTGAATACATCGTATCCAAGAACAAGAGTGTTTGCTTCCATTCCTGTGTTAGCAAGAATTTCTGCCTTACCTGCTTCAATATCTGAGATTGGGTCAGATGAAGTGTAGTCAGACCATTGCTTTGTCTGTCCTGAAGATGGTGAACCTGCGACACCTGTGATGTCGTCAGCCCATACGCCAGTTCCAAAGAAATCAGAAACCCATTGAAGTTCACGACGAAGCATGAGGCGACGAGTTACAAACTCTGCCGCTTCGCGGAGTGGATTCAAAGGAGCATCTGCGTTAGCAACAGTTTGGTCATCTACATCTTTGTGGAACGCCCATACATCGCATGAGTATGTAGCAGTTGAGAGACCATAACCGCCACCAGCGGATTCAGTTCCAGGCGCACGGCGTTGAGCCTCATCGCGGAACCAATCGTTCTTGGTGTAGGTGAAGTATTTATCAGACTTCTTATCGACTGGAATTACTGGGAATACCTTGTCGGCAATGAAGTTATCCTGATTTTGTAGATACGCAACAGAGATGTTGGTAAGAATTGCGTCCACATGGACGGAATTGATATGTGGCTGTGGCATTTTTAGTTAGCCCCCCTAGTTCGCTCTCGTTGGGTTAGCACAGTTCACGACAGCGGTGATGATTTCATCTCCAGCGCCAGCCGCGGTTAGTGCTTGACCGACAACATATTGGGTTGTATCTGTCACAGCAATTTTGTCTGCTTTACCTGCTGAAGTAACACTAAGGAACGCTGGAAGAGTAATTGCTTCTCCCGCAACGAGTTTAGTTCCACCTGAGACAAGAACTTCTGCTTCTTGTCCTGAAGTCGGAGCATTTTGTAAAACGCCAACTGGAACATCGGTGATTGCCGCGATTGCGATTGCTTCACCTGATGAATTCAACTTGACGAAGTTGTACTGCTTACTGGAAAGGTCGGCACCTGCGACGAGGGTGACCTTTACCGAGTAATTAGAGATTTCGTATGCCATGTTTTAGGCACCTTTCTCGGAGAGGTATTGGCTGTAAAGGTCAGGGTTCTTTGTAGCAATATCAGCCATTGCTTGCGCGAATGACTTTGCTACACCCTCATCAACAGCCGACTTTGCCATAGCGGTCATACGCTCATAAGCATTGCCCTGTTTGATGTCCGCGGACTTGCCGATTTCCGCAAAAATAGATGCTGATTCAGCCTGAGCGTTTACTGAAGAAAGAACTTCTTCGATGCTCTTTGCGAGTTCTGAATCTGTTTCAGACAAGCGACGAAGCGCTGGTCCAACTTTTTCAGCATTGAGATTTAGATTGCTCCATCCCTTTGCTTTTTCAATGGCTTGAGCGTCAGCACGGGCTTCGCGTTCTTTGCGAAGTTCAGCGGTTGCTGTTTCTGCTTGCTTTCTCAAGTCCTCAATCATTTTGACAACTGGAGCAGGAGCGGACTTCATGTAGTCCTCTTCCTTCTTTGGTTCCATAGAGTCTTGACCCATCGCCATTTCAACTTCCATCTCAGGCTTTTGTTCCTTTTCGGCGAGTTTGGCTTCGAGTTCTGCGATACGGGCTTTAGCCGCCGCTAGTTCTTCCTCTACGGTTTTTTCAACCTGCTCTTCAGGTGCCGTGGTAGTTGTTTCCTCCATATTGGAGTCCTCCTCGGTCAGCGATTTGTCGAGTACCCTCTGAACTTCAGATTCGGACGCTGACTTCATTACGAGCCAGCCTTCATGTAGGTGAGCGGGATGGTCTACACCGCTGGTCTCTTCAATGGCTAGATTCACCATTTTACGAGTACGGGGCTTTGCCAAAGTTTGCTCCTTACAACTAGAGGCAGATTTTTAGCATTGGGCTAATAAAACTAACCTCGGGTCTTGACCAACAAATAATAACATAAGTGTAATTCGACCCCTTTTTTACTGATTGGTCATGACCCGCGTTCTAGCCAAGGCTTCAATCAAATCAGGAGAAATCCACATCGAGAAAGGATTTTCATTAGCCCAAAAGCGAGCCAACCTGAAGTGAAAATCTGTCGCATCAATCTTTGTCCAAACAAAAAAGGCTTGAGAGTCATTAGGTAACTCAACTTGGATGCCAGCATACCCAGGCGGGGTTGAAACTCGATAAGCATTGAGATTCATTGACTTGAGAATCTGAAGCGTGTCATCAATTATGTTAGCCACAATTAGCCTTTTTTCTTTCTTGGATAATCCATGGTATCCATGTGCTTAGGATTATCGTAGTCCCCATCACCGAATTCACCTTCAGAATCATCTTTATTGGGAATGGAATGATTGCTTGATAAATAGTTTTTTGGTTCTGAATCATTTTCGCCTTCAGAATCATCACCTTGACGCCAATTACCATGAGCCGATTGGTCATGGTCTCCGTGTTTAGATAGAACTACTTTTTTTTTAGCGTGGACATCTTGTGTCCAACTTTGGTATCGGTTGGTTTTCCATCACGATATAAAGAAATCAAAACTGCGGGGTCATCTTCTGTCCCCTGAATGTTGAATGATGAATCAGGGACATTGATGCGTCCGCTATTTTCAATCCGTAAAACTTTTCCCTCTGCCTTACCGCCTGAAGCATCCCAAGAAACCATGTCGCCAACTTTGACGGAAATAGCCTTTTCGATAACAACTGCCATACGGCGCATTGCCTCTTGAACCTGTGATTTTGCGTATCCGCTAAGACCTTTGAAACCGAACTTTTTGACATCCTCTTCAATCATTTTGTATTCATCTTCGTCCATAAAACGAAGCGGACCCTTGCGAAGTTCGCCTAACATTCTGAGGTCTTTTTTCATACAGTCTCTTCTTTCTTGGGCTTCTTCTTTTGCGGGTTCATAATTGTATCAACATGGACATCTGAGACTGATGGTTCGCCTTTTTCTACATCAATATCTACATATAAACGCTCGGCTTTACCACCGATTGAGTAGCCTCGAATCTTTCCTTCGGTTACTAATTGCCAAGCCCAAGGTTCCCAAACAACACCTAAGAAAACTGTGTTTGGCGGATATGTATGTTCTGATTCTGTTCCTTCGGGAGTTTTGATTGGAACTGTCAATGAATATGGGAATGACATAACTTCTACCCATTCGCCAGCAACTACATCACGATTGTGCTGAAGTCTGATGCGTCGGTCATTGGTTCGAACATAATCCCAAACTGCTCTTTGTAATTCATCTGAATCTGTCCACTCACCATGAGCATCTTCCATATCGGGGATGTACATAGCCCCAAGTGTGTAACGCTTTTCGCCCTCGGCTTTTTGTAGATTGAACTTGCCGAGAGCCTTAGTGATGTCTTTGAACGCTTCAGGAAATATCTTGACCGCAACATCCTCGACAACTTCTTGAAAGTCGCCTTCTCCTTGAGTCAGGTATCGAACTACATCGGCATCGGGGTTATCTACCCATGAACTTGAGCGAGAGTCCCAACGCTGTTCGGTTATATCCGTCTCGCCTACATTGAAACGATAAATATTTATCGCTTCGTTGTTTGCGCCTAATTTAGCGAAATACCGCATACGGCTACGCCTCCTCTCGTTATTGTCCACATAATATCAACCCCAGTTGATTTAGTCAATCCAGCCTGTTGAGCCGTCTCGAAAGTTTGAACTACGAGGGTTCCAAGGGTCAAAAGTTTGCCCATATTGGCAGGGCGTGGAATTGCCTTAGCCTTTTCAACCATGCCATCCCATAATCTTCGACGCTCGGCGTTATCTGTTGAAACACGATATTTCTCGTAATCATCATGAAGGTCTACTTCTTTGACTTTGTGGGATTGAGGTGTGTGAAGTTGTAATTCAACCTTGACACCATCTTTGCTCAACTTGATATTAGTTCCATCGTAAGGGTCGCCTTGTTGCCAAAAGTTTTTGACTGATTCAACTTTCCAACCTGTTTTTTCTAAAGCGCCAACAGTTTTTTCTACACCATCTGCGTAACTGTTATCATCGATATTGAGTGTATATCGAACAGCATCAGAAATTGCGTTAGCCGCTTTCTCTCTATCTCCACCGTGGTCTTTTTCAGCATCGGCATCAATTTTGCGAGCAAGTGAATCTGTGGACTTCAATCTTTGTTCAAGAGAACTCTTGCCATCAAGAACTGCGAAATCTGCTCCAATGGTTTTCGCAATACCTTCCATCAAACTTGTTACCGCTGGTTCAACTGCTTCAGCGTCTCTACGGAGTCGTTCTGCTTGTTTGACCGCGGCGGGTGTTCTATCAGGTTCAGGTTTGACATCATCTGCCATACGGGGACGAGACGACGAGCCATCTTTTCCGCCACCACCTCCAGTAGCCCAATTTCCATGCTCTGATTGGTCATGGTCGCCATGCTTTTTGACTTCGTTTTCATATCGCTCCACCATCGCTTCCGCCCAAGCGAATCCAGCATCTCCACCCCAAGCATCCCAAGCAACACGACCAGCGGAAGGAAAACCTTTTTCTCCTCTGCTAAATCCAACTGCTCTTTTGTCTACTTCGTGTCGAGAAAAAAAAGATTTCATACGCTTCAAAGTTTCTATTGAAACGCTTTCGCCTCGGGCTAATTGACCCGCTCTTGTTCTTCCTGTTCTTGTAAATCCTCCGCCAGCCATGCCAGCATCAATCCATTCAATCGCTCGTTGCGCCGCTGTGCGAACTGCTTGAGGAGGCGTGTATCCATCCTCGGCTTTTCTAAAAGCGTGTATCTGACGAAGCCGTGCCTCTGCCTCATCTTTTGTATCGTAACTTCCAAAACGACGAGTTCCCTCTTCGTTGTAAACAACCCATTTTCCATCTTCTTCTTGAATCCGTTTTTCAACTGGTTCAATCCGCATTTGATAACCGTCTACGGTCAAGAATGTTTTGATATTGGCTTCGGTCTCGCCTGTTGATTTGATAACTTCCAAGACTGCCTCGGCTGGTAATCCGCCAATAGAGGTCAGGTCTACATTGTCGATTGAATCAATTAGAATCTCGTATTTATCCCAATCATCGCTTGGACGCTCCATCTTTCGACGAGCCATCTCATTGAGAACTGTGTGGTGGACTTCAATCTCAGCGGGCGTTGGGTTTGTGGACTTATGGACATTATCGTGTAGCGCTAGGAGTTTCTCAGCGCTTAGATGAATGAGTTTAGGAGCAATATCCGCCATGAACTAAGAATAGCGGATGTTATTCTGACTGGGGTTTATTTCCCTCAAGGATGGTTGAAACTTCGTCCATAATTCGTGATTCATCCTCATCGGATGCGCCAGTCTCGGAAGTAAATCTGACCCCTTGCTCCCAATTAGCATAAGCCTCTTGGATGGCTTTGAGTCTCTCTCGTCTCTTTGTCATAATCTAATTATACCCCAGTTTATTTATTTCCGCGACTCGGCGCTGGTTTCTCACGGGCTGTACCGTCATAAACCAATCCGTCTCCGTCAAGGTCGATTGGTCCCTCAAGAAGTTTCTGTCCTTCAGCCGTGAGAACCTTGACATATTTCATTCGTAATCCGTCCATCAGTTGTTTTCCAGCCCAATCCCTTGCCCCCTTTGTGTATCCGATATTGGCGAAATCAGCAGGAATTGGAAAGTCGTCTGATTTTATATCTTTGATAGAAGTCCAAGTTGGTCTGCCATATTCATCGCGTTTGTAATCATTTGTTGCGCGACCCATCAAAGAATCAAATTGCTTTCCCGCGGGTGTATCAGGATTGAACATATTGGAAAACATTCCAGCGTTTGTTGCTATCTCAGAAATGTTTTGTTCTAATTTATCGGGACGGAAATCATAACCTGCTCTAGCCCAATGGCGAGCGCCATCCCAAGCCGTTCCAACTTCAATAAAGCCAAATCCTTTAGCCGTATACCAAGCCTCAGATTGTTTGATTAGTTCTTGACCAAAACCCGTGCCTTTGTAGTCATCATCCATAATCGCAAGGACTTCATGCTCAACATTCCAAACGCCATTTTTCTGAAAGAATCGGCGGGCAATTTCGCCTACTTCTTCGCCATCTTCGTTCGTAATAGTTCCTCTGATATAAAGATTGTTACCGTCTCGAGAAACATCATGGATTGTTGAAGTCAAAGTATGTTCATCACCATCAGGATTTTTACCCGTGTGTGAAATTCCATAAACCTCATCAAAATATGGTTGTAATTCTTGAGGGTCATTTTCAGAATAACTGCCCTCTTCAATACGAATTCGTTCTTCTAAATCACCTTGATAAAGTTCAGCGTAGCCTTCAATCATTTCTCTTTGAACATCTTCATAGATTGTTGCTTTTTCTTGTTCACTATATTCATGATTTGGAAACTCTGCTTGAAGCGCCGCAAGGCGTTCTGCGACTCTCGAATCAATATCTTCAGTTGCTTGAGAATATAAATCACTATCGTTTTCAATCAAAAGTTTTATTTCATCTTTATCAATTTCTCTTGGTTCAGACATGACATTATTCAAATCATCAATAGATGGTCCGCGGTCTTTCATGGCTTCCATGCGAGTTCTTTCCTCGTCTGTGTAACCACGCGCCCAGTTTCCGTGTTCGGATTGGTCGTGTTCGCCGTGTTTGAGTACGGGCTTCAACCCATAATCAAAATAAATTACTTTTGTTGCTGAGAAGGCTTTGCTAACTTCGCCCAAATCTCTTTGGCGTAGTTCTCTATCTCTTCGTCGGTCATCTTCGATATATCGGGAAGTTGAACCGCCTCGAGTTTTTTCGATGCCACCTGTTCCTCCTGTCGGAATTTCTTTGAAGTTTGCTACATCCCAAATTGAGATTTGGTCGCGCTCGCGCCCACGGCTTGTAGCCTCCGCTTCATCTTGGATGTTTTCGGAGACATCAAGATAAACCTGTCCATCCTCGGTATTGTGCCATAAACCGAGGTAGTTATTCGAATTATTGAACTCTGCCTTATGCTGTTTCATGTAGGAGGAGAGAATCTCAGCGCCCTTAGCCTCATCGAAAAATTCGTCAGCCTTGACTATCGCCGCGAACTTCTTGCCCTTGGCAACCATAAAGCCCTTTGTAGGCTCAGAGCCATCCTTGAGATTGACCGAGAGACCGCCATTCTCCTTGACCTTATCCAGCGTCGAGCGGACTACTTCAGGGGCTACTTCAATGCCATGCGCCCAATTACCGTGGCTTGACTGGTCATGGTCACCATGTTTTTTCATATCTAATTTTTGTAAAAATTCGAAAGGGTCTTGTTCTTCTATAAGTGTGAAAAAGTAAAAATCTGCTTTTTGAATTGGCGATAATCCTCGTAATTTTTTTGCTAATTGGCGTGATTCATCAGCGGTCAATGCTTTCATTTATCTGCCTCTTGTACAGCCAGCATTGACCTATCCCAAATTACAAAAACAGGAGCAATTCTATTGAAATCAGTTCTTCCACCATTTTTTATCACACGCATATTTCGTAGATGTTCAGCCCCTCGGTGTCCTTGTGATGCGGCTAATACACCTAAATCATCGGCACCCCAAAAAGGTTGTTTACCTGAGCGTACCATTTCTCTATTCTCTTTCAAAATCTCATTGAATTCATTTGCGTCCATTGTGCTGTTTGGCGGTATTGCTACCTTCAAAACGGTTCCTTGTTTCCCAGTTTTCCAATCGTCGGCATAACTTCGAGCAACTTCATAATCCGTTGTAAGATAAATTCCATCACCGTCTACTCCTGAACCAGCATGATAATTACCTGTTCTAAACTCTTCTGCTAATTGTTCAGAAGTATAATTTATATTGTTATCTCCGCCATGGCTGTAGTCTTGAATTCCACGATAAGCAATGGTCCATCCGTCCGCTTGTAATTTGTCCATTTCATCAGCAGTAACGACTTTTGGTGTTTCAGCAAAACCTTGCTTTTCAGCAACAATTTCTAAAACATAGTTTTCCCATGCTCGTTTCTCGCTTCTACCTTTTTCTTCTCTTTTTTGAATTTCTTTATATGCCTCAGAATTTTTGTAAGTAGTTATATCTTTGCCAAAATAAGACGACAATTCTTCTGTTTTATCGGGAGCCAAACGCTTTGCTTCTTCGGCTTTGCCCGTAGCCCAAGAACCATGTGTAGACTGGTCGTGGTCTCCGTGTTTGAAAACTGGTTTATACCCAACTGGTAATGAAATAGTGATACTCATTATCGCCGCCTATCGGGTGGAAGAATCACCATGGTACAACGGCAATGAGGATGTACTCTGCCTGGGGTTTCATCACCATTGGAAAAAGTTCCATTCCAAGGAACTACCTCTCCATCTAAATCCACACAGATAGGGCAAGTGCGTTCATCTTGAGCAATAACCCACATCTTTTGTGCTTCAGCATCTACATAACCTTCTTTTGCCGCTTGATTCCATCCCTCTTGGCGTCCCTCGTTCTGAGCAATCTGAATCTCTGTACGAGCAATCATGGTTGCTCTTTTGCTCTTGAGTGAATCTGAATAACGAGATGCTCGCTCCATGGCTTTTGCTCTTGCTGATTCTTCTTTGAGTCCCATACGAATAAGGCGGGCATACTCTTTCTTCTCGAAAGTTGTAACTGCCTTAGCCCATTGAGGATGAAGTCCAACAACATTCTTGATTCGTCGCGCTGTTGCTCTGTAATCAATTTGGTCGTTGAAGGCTTCAATGATTGTTTGTCTGATTGCGTTGCGAGTCATCTCATCAATCGCAGTAACAAGTTCTCCAGCACGGCGTTCAGCAAAGGCTAAAGAGTTTGGATTAGTTTTATTGAATGACATCGTGAATTCAACCTTGGGTGGTTTTGGTTGCGCCCACATTGGTACTTGTGTGAATGTCATGTTAGCCATTGGCTTTTTATTTGTAATTTGAACTTTGCTAGGCAAGAAGGCTGGTAAGGCTAACTTAGGAGCAATGTTTGAAATCTGTTGGATGGCTTCATTGCCACCAATATCAATCGCAGAAATGAGCGCTTGTTCAATCTTCTTTTGATTAGCAATAGTGATAGAGGCTAATAACCGATTCAAAGTCTCAGGGTCGAGGCGCCGAACTAAACGCTCTAAATCCTTTACGCTGATTTTATCTGTTGCTCTTTGAATAGCATCAAATAAGGTGCGGGCAAGAACTTGCTCTTCGGGTGTAAGTGGTACTCGACGAGGACGCTCTGCTTTCGCAAAATGAATCATCTCTAGCCAACTTCAGGTTGTGGTGTAGTCAATTCCTCGGGAGTCGGTGGAGCAACTGGTAATTCTTCTTCTCCTGATGTTGCTGGTTCCGCAGGTGGCATTGCTCCCGCTTCAGGCATTGGAGGCATACCAAAATTTTGTCCATCATGCTCGGCAGGTGGTAGACCAGCCAAGTCGCGTAGATACTCTTCCAACTTAGGGTCAGGAACGATTGCGCCAGTTTGTACTAAGCCACCAACAAATCCAGCAATCTCATTCAAATCAACATGGCTTACTTCACCATAAGTTAGATAAGGAGCGCGGGATACATCCATGCCATTGAGTTTCAATAGGCGCGGGATAGCGTGTTGGTTCATAACTTCAGCAATGTTCTTGGCGATTGAATCGACTGCCATTGACCACAAATCCATCTTGGAAGTTCCGAGGGCATAAGAGCCAACACGGTCAGAGCCAAGAAGAATAAAGTCAGAAAGAATCGACATCGCAATTCTTTGGTCGTAGCGCTGAATAATTTTGTCTGTGTCGAACTGACGGCTTCCGCCTGACGATAGAAGAACTAAATCAAATACCTTGTGTCCTTGGTCGTCATACATCGAAGGCATGATGACGCCTTCTTGCTCATTGCGCTTGATTGAAGTAACAATATCTTTGATAGTGGTAAGAACTGATGCTTGTTCAGCGGTAGCGGTTGAAGATAAGAACTCAGGTGGAACATAAGCAACAGGAAGTCCTGCTAGGTCACGCTCAATACCGATTGCTTCAATCTCTTCAATGCGACGCTTGAAATACCAAGAGCGGTAAGCGTTACGCAGAATAGAACGACCTTCAGGGTTATTCTTTTGTGTGGTGGTACGGAACAATAAAGCCTTCTCAATCGGAATGTGGTGGATACCGCCCGAGGATGGGTCTACTTGAACCATTCCTTGAATACCGCCATCATCATCAATCATCCAACGGAACAAAGTCTCTTGAGCGCGAATAGGCATCTTGCGCCAACCAATACGACCATCGTTGAATTTAGATTTCTTTCGTGGGTCAGCGTTATCGCCTGTACGAACCTTGTAAACAATTTCATGATATGAATAACCGAAAATCAACATCGAAAGCATCTGAGACAAAGTTGCGTCCCATGATTCGCTCATGTCATGAAGGCAGGATTCGATGAACGCCGCAACTTCTTTATCTTCGGGAGTTATATCTCCGTCATGAGAATTATCTGAATATGGGTCGATTCGCCATTCAAGACGAGTAATAACTTTCTCAATCGCAAAAAGCATTGAGCCAATCGTCGGGTCATTATCCGACATCTCTCGATAAGTCTTTGCTCCGCGCTGTCCACGCAGATTGGTAAGAAACTCTTCAAAGACCGTTCCGCCTGAGCGACGCAGACCAGTAGAGCCGAACTCCGATAAATCGGGCGTTATCTTCTCAGCCATCTAACCCTCTACTCTTTGGTTGCTAATCCTACGACGATTGCGATTGCCTGTTCCTGATTGAAACCCGCTTTCAGCAACTCAGAAAACAATTCATGAGTCTGAATGGCAAAAGCCCCTAGGACAGACACGACTCCCTCACGATTGGGCGAAAGGTTGTCGTACACCTCACGATTATAGCGTTAGGTGAATTTTGCCTTTTATTCTCCGTCTAAAACAAGTTCAATAGAGTTGAGACGGAAACTTGCTGTTTCAATAGCAAACTTCCGTGCTAAATCTTTTGTACCTGCTTGTGCGTATTCGCGTTCCTCAAGTAATGCGCCTAGTTGGTCAAAACGCTTGAAGATAACTTTGAACGGAAGTTCAAGAGCGCTCGTTGTCATGTGGACTTCTACATATTCTTTCGGAGCAATCTCCATAGAAATATATGGGCGACCACTCGGAGAGACCACAGTTTTTGCGTTAGGAAGTTCCTTTACAAAAAAATCTGTCCAAGCCATTTTCAACTCCTTTCGAGAGTTTTTCAACCCCAATAATACCCTATGCGGGTTAGAAAGGAAATGATTCAGGAACTTCAGGTTCCTTCTTCCATGTCGGGGCGCTCCAAGGGTCTATCTCAGAATCGCCCTCAGCATTACGCCGTATCTCAACTACATTGACTATGTGGCGCTTCAAATCGACGCCGACATTGAAAGCGGTCACGGTCATGCGACCCTTCTTCTCTCCCGTGGTTTTATCGTCCCAAGATTCCCAAACTGCGGTTCCTTGGATGATGACTCCCATGCCCTTCTTCAAAGACTCGGTGACATTCTCTGCGAGTTTATTCCAACACTTGATTGACCAAGGAGTGACATCGGTATTTTCCCAAGTGCCATCGGGTTTCTTTACTGACTTAGATGAAATGATTGTGAATGTTGCCATTGCTTTACCGTTTGGAGTAAAGCGAAGTTCAGGGTCATTGGCTAAGTTTCCTGCTATTGCTATTGCTGTCATGCTACATACCTCTCGTTAGTTATTGGTTTGGCGATTATGTTTAGTTGTTTTCTTAGTCTGTCGCGTTCTTTAGTTGATGTTCCACCCCAAATACCGACTACTTTGTAATGTAACGCATAGGTCAGACATTCTGATTTCCAATAGCATCCATTACAAATTCTCTTTACTTGTTTGTTCTCCTCCGTTATCAAATTCTTCTCGGGAAAAAAATAATCCGTCTCCAAGCCCCAACAACTCGCTCCCTCGAACATCCAAGGCATCATGATTTTCAATTTCCAATTCCTCTCCAACGATAAGGCGATTAGGGGAAGTGGCATCTAACTTAGCGATTATGCGTCCATTACGCCATACTTTTCCGCCAACAATTCCGTCATAGAAATGAGGCTTAGGCTGTACTAGAGATTCACACTCATTCCAAAAGGGACACCTCGCACAATAATTGAGAGCGGGTTGCGCCAAGTCAAGATTGAATTGGTCAAAGAGCCATGGGTCAGCATCACGGCATGGCGCTTGAGATATAAATGAACCCATGTTGAAATTTTATCTTTATGATTCTTTAGATTCATTGATTCGCGCATCAGGGCGTGTCGCCCATTCACCGTATCTTTCAAGAATAAGTTGTTTGAGAAGTTTCAATCTTTCTTCTTCATTAGTTGGTCGGTTTGTCTGCGAGTCCGACATCATCGTTATCCTCCCAAGTTTTTATCGCATGATGAATCAAACCTTGATGACGCCAATCAGGATTTTGGTCGTCGGCTAAAGTCAATGTCCAGTAATCCTTATCGCCCTCGCCCATCCATTCAGATACAAGAACCCAACCTGTACAAATAGCGGGTTCGACAAAGGCGATGCGCCCGATTTCGGCGAGCGCATCGTCTATGACGGAAGGTTTGCTGTGGTTATCTTGGTTAGCCATTCGGGAAGGCTAGTACCAAAAATTGCGACTCCAAAAGCGCCACGCCGAGCAAGGGTCGGAATAACGAGACTCGATATAAATGAATCCGCGTTGAATCTGCTCCTCAACTGAAATGCTCGGGTCTAATCCGAGAATCTGTGGGATACCACCAGCGTGAAGTTTTTCGCCATCTTGATAAACGGCTTTTTTGTTATAGGCATCGGGTCGCCAGTTTGATTCTTTAGTCCATAGCGAATCGAGGCATTGCCATTGAGCATCTGTTTTCCAACCCCATGCTGGCATCTGTTTTTTAGCATACGCTCGAGCAATATCAGGGTCGCGCTCAATAAGCACGGGCTTCATAATTACTGGTTCTTCCGCGACTGCGGGAGTATCAGGTGGAATATGTAGCGGATTGAAAAGAATTATTCCCAGTATGAAGTAAATGTGTGGAACGGGATTTTTGAGTTTTTCATAGAATCGCATATTCCTCCGATGGTCGGAGCGGTCATCTCTTGTACCGATGGCTTCGGAACTTCAATGTTGTCAGTATCGGACTGACCCCACTTTTACAGGTAAGGTGTTTTGCGAACCTTGGAAATTAGGGTACATCATCAAGATGAATTGCTGTCAAGGGTTGAGCGTTGGTGGCGGAACAACAATCACGCTAGAGAGAGGACGGACGCGCAACAGCGCTCAACGCCACCAACTATGGGTACCCGAAAGGAAGGATACCGCACACACATATCCGTGAAAGGTTGGAAAGACGGATATGGCACTCACCCGCTGACGGGTCTCATGTCCGTTCGGAAGAGAGTCGTTGCCAGCGGGTGAGATTCTATTTAGTCAAGGCGACTTTCGGCGAACGCGCTGATTCCGTAATTATTTAGAACCTTCGCAAACGCTCCAGCGAACGCCTCTTTTCTAGTTATCGACTGTCCGAATTCTCGAACCCAAATCTGATAACCACCATAGTAACCCTTGCTACCAGCGTCGATGCTTTTCAAATAAGTTACGAAAGCACCTCTCGCGGGAGAAATTGTTACCCACGCAAAACCACAAGCACCTTCAGAAACGAAATAGGTTTGCTTTTTGAAATCTATATCGTTACCAAGTGGAGTGGTTGGTTGTCCGACAATCATTGGAGTCGGAATTGCTTCTTTGCCAGCCTTGATGCCAGCCTCATAAGCCTCTTTGTAAATGCGAGCGCACTCACGCTTACCAAGAGTCTTTTTCTTTTCGACCACCTGAGTCATGTGTCCTCCTCTCAAGAACAATCCCAGTATATCAAACCTTGGTTAGTTATTCAACTTAGCCCTGAGCGTGTCGGATTCAAGTGCCAGCGCCTTCTCACGCTCGGCTCTTTTTATAGCCCGTAGCGAGGCTTCAGAGACCCGTAGGGGCTTTTTTAGGCGTAGCCGTGATAGGAGAGTCATCAGAACCACCTACCGCTCTCTATCGACCCCACAACCCCGAAAGCGAGCAATACAATCGTGTAGAACAAAATCACTTCAGTATTGTCAGCCCATCGGCGTCCCTTCTTGGTTAGTTTGACTCCGCGCTTGTAAAGGCTGGATTCAATCCATCCCATCTCTTCATTCATGATGCCCTCTCTTTCCTAATTGGTCGAACTAATCCATACGCCTCGAAAGACGCATCGACTTCGCATTGAAAGCAATACGGTCTACCTTTGACAAAGGTAATTCGATATTGACTTCCGCAACTTGAACACTTCATACAATCACCGCCTCGAATTCATTCCGTCCCGTAAACACAGCGACAATTTTCTCTTTACTGATTGACATTTCAAGCACCTTGCCCTCATTGCCAAATCGTGTCGCAAACCATTCAGCCTTATCGCGCTTGAGAGTCCATGAGATTCCATCCTCATTGATTCCCTTTTGACATCCGCGATAAACCGTGACCGTATCGCCAAGAGATTGATGCGCTAACTGCTCATCCCAATCCATCAGATAGTTTCGATAAGGTCTATCGGAGCGGAAGTATTTTTTCCATTCCGCAAGATTCGCCCATGCGTTTTCTGTATCGACCCAAATCTCACCGAGCAATTTCCAATACTCTTTGTCATCAAGCAAGTGCTGGATATTGCTAAATGCTTCTAGTCGATATGGGCGCTCATGTAGCCACACATAACTTTGATACTTTTTGCCATCAAGTGCGCTCTGAACATCTTTGAGTTTCTGTTCGTAATACAAGTTGGCATAACCAGTAATTCCCAACGGCACTTGATAAACCAATGGGTGTCTAAGCATCAAGCCGAATGAGCCTTCTTCAACATAAGGCTTGAGGTCATCATGAAGTTCCTGACCTATCAACTCTTGAAAGTTTGGTAAATCCATTAGTCCCCCCTCTTCTTCAACTTATTATTCAGTATTTTCAACTGTTGTTCAAATGACACGCCGTTCTTCTCGGCAAGGTTTCTGACAATCAAATCCAAGTTATCTAACTCGTACTGCTCTCTTGGCGAGAACTTCGCCCAAGATTGAGTGTTCAACCAGTAGGTGACCGCTGTTCTCTCGGTCTTTATCCATTCGTAAGAAATCTTTCCGTCTTTGTAAATTGAACGGACAATCTTCAAAGGCTCACCGCTGGCAGTTGGAGCGTTTGCTTTTTCCTTAGCGATTCGAGCAATCTTCTTGGCTTCGCGCTCTTCCTTGGCTTTAGCCTTGGCAATCTTGTCAGCCGTAACGATTCTGCTTGGTCGATTCAAGACTTCCGCTGGAGCGCTTGGATAACAAACCGTACAAGCATCTTGACCAGCATCCTCGACGATAGTTTTCTCATCGTCGTTGCTGTACTGAACTAACCATTGGTAACGAGTCTGCGGAAAGCAGGTCGAGCAATACATATCTTTGTGAACATGACCGTCGCTCGATACAACTAAGTAAGCGCGAGTCCATGGGTCTTGGTTGTAAATCTCGTTTAGTTCTCTTTGACGCTTTTTGATTGGAACTAATTTCTGCTTGAGAATCTCAATCTGCTTTTGGTAATGCTCAACATTGTCGCTGGCATATCTTGGATTCTTGACATAGAACTCTAAAGAATCTTTGTAGCCAAGAATCTTTTGGTTGATAGTCCATTCGTCGTTGTAAAGATTCGATAGTTCGGTATCAATCTCAACCGCGAATTGCTTCGTGACCGCCATCTTGACTCCTCTCTTATTTACAACCCCAGTTTAGCATCAAACCCCCGTCAAGTACAATTACCCCAATCGTGTCCTGCGTGACCCCGAACAAAGGGTTCTCGAGTGCGGGTTTGGCGCGTCCTAATTGTCTGTTCCTTGGTCTTTTGGTGGGCTTTGCTCCCTATGTCCGATTCGGCGAGCGCCGACGATACTTGGCAACAGGTTGTAAATGGCAATATCTCGGGCGACTCAATCCAATTCGACTATCGAGGCGGTAGCGCTAATAATCGAATCAATGTCGCCGACGGCTCAACTGTCACCGTCTCAATCAATAACACCATTGCCAACTGTATTGGTAGTTGTACTCCGATTGCTGATAGTTGGAGCGTTTCAATCAATGGTCAAAGTTTTAGCGGTAATGCGATAGAGGCTACAAGTGTTAGCGCTGTTGTTTCGGGTCATGTGACAATCAATGTATC